CGCAAAAGACAAAACAAAGAAAGTTGAATTGTTGAGACATTACGATAGTCCAGCAATGAGACAAGTATTAAAAGGTGCTTTTGACCCAAAAATTAAATGGGACTTACCAAAAGGCACACCACCATACATTGAAAACGAAGCTCCGTTAGGTACAGAACATACTTACCTAGACCAGGAAGCGAAAAGATTATGGCATTTTGTAGTTGGCGCTGACAACAATTTAACTAAAGTGAAGAAGGAAACTTTATTTATTCAAATGCTAGAAGGTTTGTCGGCAGACGAGGCAAAACTACTATTAGGTATTAAGGATAAGAACCTTAACAATCTATATAAAGGGTTAACTTCAGCAGTTGTTAAAGAATCGTTTAATTGGAATGACGATTATGTCAAAATTGAGACATAAAATATAGTGATTTTAGGGGGTTTTTATGCGACAAATCCCCTAAAACAGACGAATTTTTTGCTTGACAAGAGCACCGAAAAAGTGTATAATAAATACTATAAATGATGAAGAAAGGTATATTATGTTTAAATTGATAATTAAAGTATGTGTTTTTATATATTTTGTAGGAGTGGGTTTACACTTGACTATGCAATACGCAAAGGCAGATGACTACACGACTGCTACAACAGCACACATAATCACACAAACGGTTAATGGGAATATAGACCATAAGAAAGTACTATCAAACGAGTTGGAAAGACTAATCCATAAAATGGCGATTGATATGACTTTTGTTATGCAGAAACACTTGCCGAATATTTTAGAAGGTATTGCCGCTGAAATAAGAACGCAAAAGATTGATAAGATTTATAAAGAAAGCCAAACTAACTAGGGAGGTTTATGGAAAAGTTTATTTATGGTGTTGCCGACACATTGCAACTTATGTACTCTATTGCTCCAAAAGAGATATGGATAATTGTTTTTAGTTGTATTTTTCTGTATCTACATTTAGAATATAAAGATTGGAAAAATAACAAACAAAAATAGAGAGAGAGAACTATGCCATCACTTAAACCTAAATCAATTAGGTATGCAACTCTTAAAAAAAGAGTTAAGTCGGAATATAAACATACCACACAATATAAAACCACATATAAAGATATAAAGAAAGTATTTGCTTGGATAAACGAGGCGATATTTGATAAGGAATTACAACCTTTTAATGACATAGTATTAAAAGATTTGAAAAGACAAAGATGTTTTGGACAGGTTACACAATGGGAATGGAAAGGAAAAGGTACGGTTGCTTTTCATTTAGAAATGTGTAAACATTATAGAAACAAAAGAGAATTTATTGATACCCTTGGCCACGAAATGGTCCATCTGTTTCAAATGACAAGAGGAGATAGTGGGAATCATAATGCGTTGTTTTATTCATATAAGAACAAGATGAGTAAAGCTGGAATAGATATAATATAACAATTGAATAGTGGGAATAAATTATGGGTAAAGTGAAACAAAAAGTAAAGAATTCAGTTAATAATGCAATGGTGTCCATTAGGAAATGGACAAAGAGAATATTAGGCATTGGACTATTATTTGGATTCACATATCTAGTTGGAACTTTCTATCCAAACAATTACATATTACACAAATACGAAAAAACTTTTGAAAATAAATACCTAGACAAATTAAAAGAACTAGATTTAAGAGAACCTGCTTTTGAATTTGAAAACAATATGCAATTTGTTAGGGCAGTCCATAAATGTATTGATTATATAAATTTCACAACACCATCATCCAAGAGAGTACCGTATGAAATGGTTACGGCACAGGCAGTTTTGGAAAGTGCTTGGGGTCAAAGTAGATTTGCAGTAAAAGGACATAACTTGTTTGGTATAAGAGTATTTGATACAACACAATCACATATGTTGCCAGAAGGTATGACTAACTGGCCAGGTTGGGGTGTAAGAGTATTTAAAACTAAATGCGATAGTGTTAAAGAATATATTAGATTAATGAATGAGCATCCTGCTTACGAGAGATTTAGAGAGTTGAGATTAAAACAACTTTCTTTATATGGCAAAATGGACCCAATTGAGTTGGTAAAAACACTTGATAAATTTTCCACTACACCTGATTATCCAGAAAGGGTAATCAAAATAATACATAAGATAAGGAAACTGGAGGAGAGTGATGAGACCAAATAATTGGGAAGACCAAAGTTATAATAACATTAAGGAAGATAATCGTCCTTATATGGATCCTTTTTTAAAGAAAATGATAGAACAAGCATTTTTGACTTTTGAAAGGATGAGACGAGGAGAACGCAAAATATATTTTACAGGCAATTGGCAAAAAGATGTAATGGCGTGTTTTCCTGGAAGACAATCAAACAAAGTATTTAAGAAAATGAGGATGTTTTTAGATAATAAAAACTATATCTTCACGCAGAAAAAACTAGAAAATATGGAAGGATACGAATATATAGTTATTAGGAGATAGTATGGGCATATTAGCATTTTTATCGGCATTAGCAATTTCAGGAGTAGCTGCCTTGTATAGTATATTAGGTTTAGCTGCCATATTTGCAGGTGCGAAGATACCTATTATGATAATGGGTGGTGTGTTAGAAGTTGGTAAGTTGGTTACTGCTTCTTGGTTATACCAGAACTGGAAGAATCCATTACTTCCGAAGTCCATAAAATATTACTTGACATCTTCGGTTATCGTGTTAGTATTTGTTACCTCAATGGGTATATTTGGTTTCCTATCAAAGGCACATTTAGACCAAGTTAAACCTACAACATCAAACGAAACTAGAATTGTTTTAATTGATAAACAAATATTACAAGAAGAACGAATAATAGTACGAGCAGAAAAGACTTTAGAAAGATTAGACAAAGCGTTAGATGTTTATATTGCAAAAGAATATGTAAGTAGAGGTCTAAAAGAGAGAAAGAAACAAAAAGCAGAAAGAGACGAACTTACTTTAGCAATCAACAATGCAATGGATAAGATTGACGAGTTGATGTTAAAGAAACAAGAATTTGAATTAGAGACGAAGATGTTAGAGGCAGAAGTAGGACCTCTTAAATACATCGCAGAACTAATATATGGTGATAATGCCAAAGACTACTTTGACGAGGCAGTTAGGGCAGTTATAATAGTATTGATATTTGTATTTGACCCATTGGCAGTATTATTATTAATAGCTGCTAATATATCATTATCAGGTTGGAGTAAATTACGAGGTAAAAAGAAACAATATGATATGAAAAAGTTAGATTTACAGATTAAAAAAGAAAACGAAAAGATTAAAGAAGCAAAGAAACAGATAGGTAACTATAAAGAATTTTTTAAGAAGTTGGCAAAGAAAAGATTAACCAATGAAGATTATGAAAAGTTTTTCCTTACATTAGGAAGTAAAGAATTAAGAGAAATGGGTCTGGATCCAGATGAAATACGAATTAAAATGGACCAAATACTTGATTGGAACGCAAGTGAAAAACAACCTGATAAAACACTAGTTAAATCAAAGGTTGTAAAAGCTGAAAAGATGGATTTAATAGTCTAGTCTATTGACAACAAAGAGGAAATGGTGTATAATGAGTCTTATGTATAGTGAAAAAAGAAAAAATGAATTGATTAAGAACGCAGAAAAAATGATGAATAAAGCACAATCAAAATGGGCAACTATGTTTTGGACTGGAGTATGGAAACAATTGTGTGTTAAATTTAATAGAGTTAATTAATGAATATATTTTGTTTAGATGAGAATCCAGTTAAGGCAGCTCAAATGATGTGTGATAAACATATTGTTAAAATGATATTAGAATCTGCTCAACTTATGTGTACAGCACATAGAGAGTTGGATGTATCTTCTCAAATTATGCCTGACATTGATGAACTATTATATAAATCAACTCATAAAAATCATCCTAGTGCTATATGGGTGAGAGAATCAGTATATAATTATAGATGGTTATATTTACATTGGGTTGCTATGAATGACGAATATAAATTAAGATACAATAAAAAAGTAAATCATAAATCGTTTGATAGACTAAATGAATTTTTAAAGAACCCACCTAATAATATACCTTTAAATAAAATAGGCACACTACCAACACCTGCTATGCCTGAACATTGTAAGATAGATGGTGATGTAGTTGCTTCATATAGAAAGTATTATAAAGAAGAAAAAAGAACTATTGCTACTTGGAAAATACCTAGTAGAAAACCACAATGGTTTGAGGTAACACAATGACAGATTTATTTTTAGACGCAGAAGAACAGAAACAAAAAGAAATAGAAAAAGAGTTAAAGAATACTCATCCAATTGCTCAGGCACACGAAGCAAAAGATAATGTTGTTGGAACAAGAATTAAAGTAGAAGATTTATCACAACAGAACAAAGACTTTCTAACAGAAGCAAAAAAAGAACAAGCAGACTTAAATGATAGTATGAACCAATCATTGAGAAATGCTGAAGAAAGAAAGAAAAATATCTTAAAGACATTAGAAGAAAATACGATAACTAACTTTAAAACACCAGAACAAGAAATAGCACAAGATTTAGAATATGATATGTGGTTAAAAGCAAAGCTAAATAAAACAGATTTATCTAAAGTAATGACACCAGAAGAAGAAGATAGAAACGCAGGAGTTGAACGAGACGAAAATGGAAATGTTAAGTCAGAAGAAACGAAGTAATATGGATATAGTTGATGGTTTGACATTAGGAGCAGCTGGTATTTTATTAACGATTGCAGGATTTATGATTGCATTTTTTATAGCAACATATGAAGATGACAAACCAAAACTAGATAAAGACAATCCAATATATAAATTTTGGAAAGATTTTAACAATAAAAGGTAAATAATATGATGATAGAAACATTAGTTGGTAAAACAATAGTTTTATTAAACAACATACAATTGGCACATTGGCAAACACATAGTTATGCTGAACACGAAGCGTTAGGAGAATTTCATAAGAAGTTAACTGACCTTAATGATAAACTTGTAGAGGCGTGGCAAGGTAACCAGAATAAGAGAATACATATGGAAGGTGGACAACATACTTTACAAAATTATAGAAGTAAAGACCATACCGTTTCAGAAATTGTACAATATCAACAAGACCTTTCACAGGCAACATACAATATTGTACAACAAAACAATTTAAATCAGTTTGAAGATATTATCGCTGTACTAGAAGATATGGCAGAAATAACTTCACAGGCACAATATCACTTATCATTAAAGTAAGAACACAATGCCGACATATTCGTTTATAAACAAGAAAACAAAGAAAGAATTTACTGATTTTATGAGTATTTCCGAGAAGGAGAAGTACTTAAAGAAGAATAAACACATTAAACAAATATTGAAAGCAATAAATATAGTAAGTGGAACAGGAAGTACAAATATTAAAAATGACAGCGGATGGAAAGAGGTTCAAAGTAAGATAGCTGAACGAAATCCAGGAACGCCTTTTTCTGAAAGACACGGTAGAGCGTCAACCAAAGATATTAAAACAAGACAAGTATTAAAGAAACACGGAATACTACCGAAGTAATATGATATACAGAATAATTTTTTTATGTGTTATGAGTGTACTAGTTACCAATTGTGGTGCTGGTTTTAACAACCTCTTTACGGTTGGAGGAATAAGTACAGCAGTTGCTAGTAAGAACGCATATAGTATTGGTTATAATGCTGTGGACCTTGGAGTACAGATAAACTCTGGAAAATCAATTAGGGTTCATATCATAGACAATATTAAGGAGGAAGATAAGTAATGGCAAAAAACGATATGCCTGATTATATGAGAGGTTTTGACACAACGGATGATTGGGGATTTGTTCCTGTATCATCTAAACCTGCTGAAGCAAAACCAGGTGTTGATGAGAAACAACTAGATTCAAAGTTTGAAGGTACTAACATAGAGTTAGCGAAAGTTAAATCAGATGTTGGTTCTATTAGAACGATGATGAACGAAATTATGCAGATAGTAAGTGAGAAAGAAACTATCACAAAAGAAATAACTACCGAAGAAACTAAAGAAAGATTTAAAGAAGTTGAAAAAATCATATTACCTTTTCTATACAATCTTTCAAAATCGGAAGAGCCATATATACATTGGCCAAATAGAGGACCTATAATCAAAGCACAGATTGATAAGATATTAAAACTAACAAGGGGGTAATTTATGTCTCTAAAGACAAAACATAAAGAACTGAAAAAGGAAGTATTAATAGCAGAAGAAAAACGAAATGAGCGGAGAGGATATAATTCGTGGTTAAAATTAAGAGAACTGAAAAAATTAAAACTAAAAGCGAAGGATAAACTAAATGAAATTAAGCAAAAATTTTAGCTTGAAAGAACTGACTACAAGTCAGACGGCTGAGCGTAAAGGGATTAACAATAATCCTAATGACGACCAGATTACATCATTACAGAAGTTGTGTGAAAATATATTGCAACCTGTAAGGGACCATTATGCTACGGCAGTTACCGTATCAAGTGGGTTCCGTTCGGAAGAGTTGTGTGTGGCAATCGGAAGTTCCGTAAACTCACAGCACGCCAAAGGCCAAGCCGCCGACTTTGAAATATTTGGAACGCCTAATGCTGAATTGGCAAAATGGATTATAGATAATTTAGATTTTGACCAGTTGATACTGGAATACCATAAACCAGAAGAACCAAATAGTGGTTGGATCCATTGTTCATACAAAAGTCCAACTGATAATAGAAAGCAAACTTTAAGAGCGTTTAGAGACGAAAAAGGTAAAACTCACTATGTTGAGTACAATCCTGATTGAACGCTAGGCAAGTTTACTAAAAACGAGATAAATGATATGTATATGAGAAATAGGTCAAGCTAGCTGCTTGACAAATTGCTCGTGTGATGATATAATGATTAATAATGAAGGAGAAATATAATGGCTAAAGAATTTAAATTTGTTGATGTGAATAAATCACTTCTGCCAACTACTAAAGGTCGGAACCAAGATGGTTTCAGATTTTACGAGATAGATGGCAAGAACTATCCATCAGTAACCTCAATCTTAAATATTAGAAAATCAGATGGTCTAAAGGCCTGGAGAGCTAATATTGGAGAAGATGTAGCAAACTTTGAAATGAGACGAGCTGCCAAAAGAGGAAAATCTACACATACACTAGTTGAGAACTATATAAACGGTGATACACCGTCAGAAAGGTCTGTACTACCATTAGGTTTGTTTAGACTTATGAAACCTTACCTAGACAATATAGACAATGTACATTTAGTTGAAGCGATAATGTATAGTAAAAAGTTGACATTAGCAGGTCAAACTGATTGTATTGGTGAGTATAGAGGTAAACTATCAGTAATAGATTTCAAAACAGCAAACAAAGAGAAGATTGAAGATTGGGTAGATAACTACTTCTTACAATGTACTGCCTATGCAACAATGTATGAGGAGCTATTCGGTAAACCGATAGAACAAATCGTTGTACTTATTGCTGGTGAAGATGGTTCAATGCAAGAATGGATTAAGAATCCTAAAGATTATTTACCTGAACTACAAAAAAGCATACAGACCTTTTATAAATATTATGAAGGCGTAAACGCTTTAAGAAAATAGAAGAACAGAAGTCAAATAATTTTTAGTTACCAAAGTGAGTTGTTTCTGTCTATCAGAAAGGATAGATGAAAATATTTCACAATCCCACAGAAAAGTGGATGATAATTATACTGGTTTCAGTACTATTATTACTAGGACTTTCGTCAGCAAAAGCTGACCATAAAGAGAATATATTTTTTCAAACAACAGCGCCAATATTATGTGCTCCTTATAACGCAATGACGAAATGGTTGCAACATAATGAGTTTGAAATAGTGTCTGTTGGATTTGGAAGAGCAGGTGGAGTTGCAGAAGGCGAACCTGTATATATGGTACAAGGTTATTTGAAAAAAGGAACAGACATATTTGTTTCTAGTGTAGAAACGCCAGAAGGCGTAGATAAGTGTTTAATGTACAACTTATTTGACTATAAACGAGTAGAGGATTTAGTAAAAGAATAAAGGAATTATGAAAACAATTGGAATATTTTTGATTGCATTATTTCTATTATCTGGTTGTGGCATTAAAACTCCAAGTGTAAAACTTGGAAAGAAATGTGTTATAAAAGGTGATGAAGTAGTTTATTCATATGTATGGATACACGATAAAGACAGAACCTTACAAGCCAATAAAGAAACTTGCGAACAGATTGAAAAGAATTAGTCGTTGAAAGTGTTGTAATAACTGGAGAAGACTTGGGTGCAATTCCCAACACCTCCACCAATCACTTTAAACACATACCATTGGTGTGTGCTTATGGGGGGTGATAGAGGTTCGATTCACAGATGAAAGAACATTGGAGATTAATAGTTGGAGAACTTAAAACTCAATTTTAAATGGCAACTTAAATTTTGCCCTTGCTGCCTAGTTAATAGGTAACGGAGTTGGTATGTACTTGGCAACAGAAACATACCATAATAAACCACAAGTAGGACACACTAAAATGTTAAAAGAAACAATTTTTATGATAGTAGCAGTTTTAATAGCTTCTGGAGAACCAGAAGAAATTAGAACTCATCCATTTTACAAGTTTGAAACACTAGAAGATTGTACTTCATTTGTACAATACAATTATCAAGGATTATATACTGGATTATTAGCGACTTTAGCAAATGAAGGTAGTAATAAGATGATTAAAGAAATAGCGTGTGGTGAATACGATACAGACCCAACAACAGCGACACAAGCAAGTATAAACTATAACTAGGTGCTTGACTTTATGTTGAGTTAATGATATAGTAGTACTATGAATTCAAAACAATTTAGTTTAGAAATAGAAACTTACAAAAAAGAACACAAAGGTATCTCCTATATGGAGGCAATTTGTGGGTATTGTGAAGAACGAAGTATTGATACTGCTACCGTTGGACCTTTATGCAATAAAGCATTAAAAGAGAAGGTCGCATTAGAATGTCAGAAACTTAATCTATTACCTAAAACTTCGGAGTTACCTGTATGACGCAGATGGAAGTATCTTTCGTAGATAAAATGGGAAGTGACCTTTCAGTAGTAAATGCTGCTAGAGTATCTTTCGCAAAAGTTAAAAATGCTTTAGACGCTAAAGATGAGAAGTTAATTAAGTACTTGGCACTATGGGGACATTGGTCACCTTTTGCTCACGCTACATTATCATTTAGAATTAAAGCACCTATCTTTGTTGCAAGACAACTAGTTAAACATCAAGTTGGTTTAAGTTGGAACGAAGTTAGTAGAAGATATGTAGATGACAATCCAGAATTTTATATGATAGATGAGTGGAGAAGTAGACCAGATAAATCTATTAAACAAGGTTCAGGTGATAAACTTATAAAATTTGATATTACCGAAGCAATAGATGTTGCAAAAGGAACTTACAATTATATGTTAGAGGAAGGTATTGCACCTGAAATGGCTCGTATGATACTACCTCAAAATATGATGACCGAGTGGATATGGTCGGGTAGTGTATATGCTTTTAGTAGAGTATGTAATCAAAGAATTAAACCAAATGCACAACGAGAAACAGGAGAAGTTGCAGAAGAAATAGTCAAAGTAATGGAAGAACACTTTCCACTTTGTACTAAATATTTAATAGACAGACCAAGAGTACTTTAAGATGTATGGCGGATTTGAAGTTTTTAAAATATGGTTGGCAGTAAAACTACATTTTACTACCAAGACTTATGATTACTTTACTTACGGTGGGAAAGTTAATTGCAAATTAGAAACATTTACAAAACGAAATGATAGATACTTCTTTCATAAACTATCTAAAAAATATGACGCTGAGCAAGTGCTTGATTTCTTTGTTGCGAACTTTTTGGTCAGCGATAAAGCGTGGATTGGAAATCTTGCCAAGCAAGACGGGACAGATAACTACAATTCTCATAGAGCTTATACAGATAGTTTTAGTTATAATTTTAGGAGTGAGTGTCGTGTTATTAGGAACTCTATGGATTCTAACAACATTACTTTTGACGATTTGTTTTCAGTTGATAGAGGACAACATCCACCGTTTTTTAAACTTCTATCATCTAAAAATGTCAGTTATCAGACTTTTTGCGTTTTTGAGAACTTCCTTGGTTTCATTAAAAATTGGGATAAAAACATTGCTGAAAATGTAGTTTGGCCTGTGTATAGTAAGAGAATAAAGAAATATCTCCCTTTTATACGATATAATAGAACGCAGATGAAGTTGATAATGAAAGAAGAATTAGTATAATACTGGCTGCTTGACAAACCTGGTGGAAAGTGTTATATTATACATAATGGTATAAAAGTATTATAAATACTATTATTGATATACGATTTATATTATGATACTTAAATACGAAAATACAAATACGAAATACATACAAAGGAGAAAATTATGGATTTTGAAACATTAAAAGATAGTCAAAAGAACTTTGACAAACTTTCAAAACAGATAGAAGCGAACCTCAATCCTGAGGATGCTTCCAAATCAAAAAACAAGTACCAAGACGATAGATTGTGGAAACCTGAACTAGATAAAACTGGTAATGGTTATGCAGTTATTCGTTTTCTACCTGCTACTAAAACCGAAGAAATGCCGTGGGCAAGAGTTTGGTCACACGCATTCCAAGGACCAGGTGGTTGGTATATTGAGAACTCTTTAACTACATTGGGTCAGAAGGATCCTGTTAGTGAAGAAAATACAAGACTATGGAACACAGGTGTTGATAGTGATAAAGAAATTGCTCGTAAGAGAAAAAGAAAATTATCATACTACTCAAACATCTATGTTGTGTCAGACGCCAAACATCCAGAAAACGAAGGCAAAGTATTCTTATTCAAATTTGGTAAGAAAATCTTTAATAAGATTACAGAAGCAATGTCGCCAGCGTTTGAAGATGAAAAACCAATTAACCCATTTGACTTTTGGTCAGGTGCTAACTTCAAATTGAAGATTAGAAAAGTTGATGGTTTTTGGAACTACGACAAATCAGAATTTGAGGCAGTTAGTCCACTTGGAACTGACGATGTTAAAATCAAAGAAATTTGGTCTAAACAATATCCTCTTAAACCATTCCTTGAAACTAGCAACTTTAAATCATATGACGATTTAAAAGAGAAATTAAATCGTGTGATTGCTGGTTCAAAGAATACCGAAACTGCTAGTGAGATAGACCTCCCACCTTCTACTGGCAACGCAGTTAAAACTGCTTCGGTACAAAGTAATGAGGCGTCTAAAAGCGTTGGTGATGAGGATGATACCTTATCATATTTTTCAAAACTCGCTGAAGACGAATAATCTCTCTCTTTCCTACATTACTTTTAAAACAAAGGGGACCTTTCTGGTCCCCTTTGTCCTATTTACCATATAAATATAAGCGTTATGGCAATATCAATATTAGAACCACTAGTACAGAAACAAGGAGACACTAGAAAATCTGGTGCCTGGTACCGACAAGCAGTTGGTTCAATAGCTGATAAGGCAAGAGCTGGTGTATTGATGAGAAAAGGTCAGTTATTAGGCAGACCTTCTGGTGGTAGATTAAACTTATTCTTTTACGACCCGAAATTTAAAAAGACTTTACCTTATTACGACACATTTCCATTAGTACTACCTTTAGACACCTTTCCTGGTGGTTTTATAGGTATGAACTTTCACTACTTGCCACCTGGATTACGATTTAACTTATTACGAAGACTTGATAAGTTTTTGACAGGTAAGACATTGGGTAGAGGTAGTAGATACAATGTATCATACGATTCTGTAAAAAACTTACCAGCAGTTAAACCTACACTACATAAATATCTGTATAGTCATATCAGAAGTCAATTTTTGAGAATAGACGCAACAGAAGCGGCATTGGCAGTCTACTTGCCAGTACAGCAATTTAAGAAACAACCAGCGACTACGGTCTGGAGTAGAGCGAGACGAGGAATTTAATATTTGATAAGCAATGGCAAGAAGAACACTTTGGAGAGTGTTGATAGTAAGATTAAGAATGTGGTATGCAGATGTAAGAGGCCACCACGGACATAAATGGAATTATGAACCATCCGACAATTATATGGGTATGCGTAATAGACGCAACAAAAACGACTAGGTAAATAAAATGGCAATTTTAAGAGGCGGTAAAAGAATATTCGGTATGGATATCCGATTGGGTATTCCACGAGACCGTTCTATGGATAACATTAATAGGGATCCAAGATTTAAACAAAGAGCAGGTGCCAATCCAGCAACAACAATAGGTAGATACCAATCCTATGTCAACGAAGCAGAAGGTTTTGCTCGTAAGGCAAGATTCTATTGTGTATTTGAATTACCACCAGGAAACTTTGAAAGTAATGGTGGAGATTTTTCTGGTATGGTAAGTGGTAATGAGTTATCTAAATTTTCTAAAGAGGCAAACATACAAAGACGAGTACAAGCATTTGTTAAGGAAGTAAGTATGCCTGAAAGAACATTGAAAACTACTCCCATTAAACATAATGGACCAGCAAGACACATAGTAAGCGATTATGAAATGGGTGATGTGTCTATGACATTTTATACAGACAAGTATTTAAGAGAAAGAGTATTTTTTGAAATGTGGCAGAAAGTTGCTTATTCAAATATGACACACAACTTTTCTTATTATGATGAATATGTGGCACCAATTAATATATTACAATTAGGTTCTGACCCAGGTGCTCAGGAGAGAGACGGTTCAACTTATGGGGTTAGACTATGGGAAGCATTTCCAACAAAGATAGGTTCTGTTGATTATGCCGCAGGAGAAAGTGATGTACAAACATTTGAGGTACAATTTAAATATAGATATTGGTTAAACTTTGCGATAGACCAACAAAACAAATTTCATATTGGTCAATCACAATTTGGTATGCCAATAGTAAAACCAGGTAAAATGGGATTATTATCCAAACTGCCACCTGGATTAAGAAGAGCAGGAGAACAAGTATTACAGAATTTGAAACGAAGTTTCCCAATAGGGAAGATAACAGGTGGAAGAGTTATGCCACCGTTTAAATTTGGACCACTAAATATATAATATTAATAATTAAGGAGTATGAAACATTATGGCTTTACCAAAGATTGATGTCCCAACATACGAGTTGACATTACCATCCGAAGACAAAGTTGTACAATATAGACCATTTCTGGTTAAAGAAGAAAAACTATTAATGATTGCTATGGAATCTAAAGAAGATAAACAGGTTCAACAAGCAGTTATAGATTTAGTTAATTCTTGTACATTTGGAAAACTAAAACCAAACTCAATGCCAATATTTGACATAGAATATTTATTTTTGAATATTCGTGCCAAGTCAATTGGTGAGGTTGCTAAGTTTCAAGTTTTCTGTCCTGACGATAAGGTAACATTAATTCCAGTTGAGATAGACTTAACTAAAGTTGAAGTACAAGTAGACGACAACCATACAAACAATGTATTATTAGACGAGAAAAGACAACTAGGTCTATCTCTAAATTATCCTAATATGCAAACCATTCCAATGGGCGTGGGTGACAAGTTTTCCGCAGAACAAATATTTAACACAATTATTTCCTGTATTGACTACATCTATGAAGGTGAAAAGGTGCATAAGTCAAAGGATAGTTCCAGAGCAGAATTAGAAGAGTTTTTTAATAGTCTTAATACTGAACAATTTGCGAAAATCAGAAAGTTTTTTGATGAAATGCCCAAATTGCGACACGAAGTAGAGGTTGAAAATCCCAAAACGAAGGTAAAATCAAAAGTTACCTTTAGCGGCTTAGCGGATTTTTTCGTATCTGCCTCTCCCACGAAAACCTAGAGGCGTACTATGAAACCAATTTTGCACTTGTCCAACATCATAAATATAGTTTAAGTGAACTAGAAAATATGATTCCTTGGGAAAGGGATATATATGTTGGTTTATTGATAAATTACTTGAAAGAGGAAAGGGATAAAGCACGAAGGGAAAATACGAGTAACCCGAGTGTTCCAAAATATTAAGGATATAAATGGCAAAGGATGAAATTAGAGTATCAAGTGAATCGGCAGTAAGTATGCCAATGAAGAACCTAATCGCTATAGTTGGAGCAGTAGCTATGGGAGTTTGGGCGTACTTC